TTTTATGGGTTTAAGTATATAAGTGAATAAAATGGTAAAATAAAGAAAGAATAAATGAATGAAGCTTAAGAGCGTTTGCGGGGAGAGGAGCGCCGACGAGGTTGTCTAGGTTTGGCAGGCAATTTCTGTTGAACAGGCTTCACCCTCAATTGGTTTCCAATGACTCGACCAACAGCAGAAGCAATGGCAGCCAATTCGGGCTGCCCTGCGGCTGTGAGTGCCAAAGGAGCAATTTGAAGCAGGGATGGAGCGTACTTTTTCGCCAAAGCAACAACGGCTCTCCAATAATCACCACCAGCATTTGAACCAACAGGGACAGCAGTAGGCAAGCGTGTCACAACATCGTGGTAATATTGGAACACGTCAGGGCAATAAGGAGGGGATGGTGTTGAGATACCGAGAGCAGTGAGATCAGAGGAATCAGGGAAATATTCAACTATGGTACGGAGTGTCAGGCGGTACTGGCCTTCAGCGGGAATGCCAGACAATTGAATTTTGAATCCATCAAAGCCTGAATGCGTAGCACCCTCAATATTATTAATAACAGTATAATCATCGGCTTTTAGGGCGCGGTTGAGTTTAATGTTATTGGTGCCGTCAGTGGAGGTCAAACCCCAAGCGTGTGGTGAAGGGATAGGTGAAAATCCTTCGTAGCGGACTGGTTTTCTTGGTGAGTTCAGACGCCCTACAATGTATAGGCCCTTTGAGGCTGGGAGAGTTAACACTCCAGGATAGCTAGACAGATGAGACAATGAAGCTGGATCGGTCTGCGTAACGTCCTGTCTCTCTGCAACAAAATGCAAGTCGGCGTTTTCATCAGTATAGTACCTTGTAACATCCTGATGTTCAATGGTGCCTTGTAAATGAGCAGAAGTGATAGTGCCTTTCCTATACAGTGCGGCTGTAACGTCGTGGATTTCCAGGCCAATGCCAATGAGTCTAGAAGGGACACCACCATCAAGAGCGGTGGGCAAATGTGCAATCATTGTAGCATTGCTGGCAAGCCAATTGACGTAATTTGGTTCATGAGCTGAACCAGACCGTAACACGTTAACGGCACTAAAATTACTTTGGCCGTTATTGTAGTTATAGCTTGTGGTCCAGGTCATGTTCTCATGAGATGTGTGGAAACCAGTAAAATGAACTGAAATGTTATCTGAGTCAGCATTAGCAGCCAAGTTAACCGCTTGGTTATGAACACGAACGTAGGATCTACCTGTCTGAGAGTCAGGCAACCCCTCAAGGCCAACAGCGTAATCATGATAAGGATCAAGACAGACTGTCGCCCACTCTTTAGCTTTTGGATTGATATGCGTCATATTATGTAAATAATTATAATCAATATTATGTTATGTATATATTATATATATATATTATAAATCAAAGAACAAACACACCCCGAGGTGTTCAAGTGTGTACCTTGCCGCCATGCTCATCAAGGCGGTTACGGACGTAGCTAGGCATCCAGCGTTGAAGCTTGTTTGGCCACGGAGCATCTAGGCCTGACAATTTCAACCATCTTCTATGTTCTGAGTGTTGAACAGCCCAATCGACCCTCTTGTCATAAACAAGATGTTTGGACATCCACTCATCAATCCTCGCCCTCAGTAGATCACCAATAACTGGAGTGTTCTTGTCATTGACCAATAAACACTTGAGTTTATCTAAGTATATGTGATCGGCGTGCTTCTTAGGCACACCGGGTGAGGATAGGACATGAACCTTACTCAGAAGGCGAATGGGGTCAGCAATGGAATCAATGCCGCCCCATTGGAAGATTCTAGCTAGGAAAGAAAACGGTTCACCTGGTCTTCTAATGAACACCTTCGCTTTAAATCCAAGTTTACTTACATTGGATTCTAAAACTGACGCCTGTTCTTCCGTACAAGACGTCAGACTATCATCGCCACCTACTAAGGCAGATTCAAAAACAGAATCTCCTAAAGTGAGATATAGAGCAAACAGATTTAGTAGGCTGTTCATTATGCATGTGTCAGGGGCACCAGAACACCGTGAATATTGAGTGTTATATCGCACACCCTTAGCTGTAGCTTTATTCAGGTAAGTATATTGATGCCAGTCCTTAATATCAGGACGTCCTGGAAAAATCATTTCGTACCACATTAGTTCAATCTTCCTGCAAATAGGTGTGATTGTACCATCATAACGAGAGTAATCAGCCTCAACTATCAGTTTAGTAGTGTCAGATGATAGGCGAGCACATGTAGCTGCGACAACAGCAGTTGGATTGCCAAAGGCAAACCAGGGTTGGTTGTGCATTGCATCATGTAATGCATAAGTGAATGGATACATTTTGCTCTGGACGGCAGGATGCAAAGGAGTGATCAACCTGGGGTCTTTGTTCCATTCGTTGTAAGTTTCAGCCTTAACAAAAGGTGAAACCCTGTGACAGCGTGAATCAAGCCCTTCTGGGAATGCTTTCGCCATTATTTCGCGGGCCGCGGGCTTTAGACGTGGCAAGCATTCAGAGAAAGGTAATGGTCCCTTTATACTTAGCTTGGGAATCAATGTTTCCATAAATTTACGAGCTAAATTTAATAAAGTGACTTGCATTGCGGGAGTAACTTTCTTCAAGGCTTCAGCCTGTACCTTAGTTACACGTGTATCTGCCGCCCTTTCCAAAGCAAAATTGTCCCTGATTGGTGCACCAAGAACAAATTCGGGAAGGGCCGGCTTCGCCACAACGGTAACAGTAGGCTTAGACTTACTAATGTGTGGGCCAACCTTATATTCTGGTGGTCCATCCTTGCAAGGGTGTTCGGTGTGCTCAATGCAGTCACACGGCAAGGGAGAGGGTAATGACGGTTTGTTTCCACCAAGTAAAGCTGGCATTATTTCCAGCTCTAAGTGATTGCTCATAAACTCATTGGCAAAATTACAGAGCAGTACAGCATCATTCAATCCTGTTATTTTATTGGATAGGTAAGATGCTGGAACTGACCCTGCTAAATGTGCTTCTTCAAGCAAAGTTGCAAATTGAGTTTGTGGAATTGTTAAAGTGCGACCGTCAGGGCCCGCAATAGCCAAGGATAGGTGTAGACCATCAACGTGCCAGACATAAAATGCCGTATATTGAGTGTCACATTGAAAGTTTATAACATATCGCCTAAGTTGTGAGTCGTGCCTAGACACGATCTGGTGCACTCCTAGATCAAGCCTGATTCTATGATCAGGAATTAATATAGTTATTGATCTTGAGAGTGGCAACCTAGTTCTAACAACTTTGTACCAAGTGCGATACATCTTCCCATCTTCAGCCATTCCATCTACATGGAGATAGTCAGGGGCATATCTCCATAAGCTGTGGTGGGTATTATAGCCTTCAGCGGCTAACCACCACATCTCGTTGTCACAGTAATACGCTTTGACTCCATCCTGGCCATCAATTGTGGCGGAGGTGGGTTCAACACCATAAATTATATGGAGTTGGAAGCGTTTGGATAGCTTATGCGCCATATCCAAGTAAAAGTCAACGTCAAGATAAACCAATGCATTCCCAGGTTGATAATTATCCGTCATGGAGTGTATATCTATTGGGTCATGTAGTTTAGATGAGCCGCTGACATTCTGCATGCCTTTCTGAACAAAATGGGGTTGACAGTGGCATGCATTAGTGATCCGGTGTATAATTTGTGTAGCTATACCACGGATGCGAGCGGATGATGCGTGTGGGTTTGTTGGCTCAGAAAGGGACACATAATCAACAGGTGCTATCTTACGAATCTCGTTTATGACGGCAGTTTTCCACTCTTTTGTAAAAGGGTGAATCTGCACATTTGCACGATAGATTTGTTCAGGGTTAGTGAACCTGTATTTGATTATGGCCAAAAATGAGAACATGAGGATTAGAAAAGCCATGATTGGCATTGTCGCCAGCATTGAGATTCCAGCAATGGGGTGATTACTAGAAAGCAATGGAATTTCTCCAACACTTCGCCAACCACGGACATATGATTCAATAAATCCGGGGACGAAACACCATCCATCGAAATGCTGTGCGCCAGCAAATTCGGGTGAACTTTGAAATGCCGAAACGGCATAAGTCTCCTTCAGAACCAATTGGTTTTGCGGAGACAACATCACAGAAGTGACGAGTTGCGCCAGCGCAAGTAAACAACTCGCTCTGACCAGAAGTGGTGTAACAACGTTACCTCTTCC